TTAGATTCTGTAATAAGTCTATTTTTAATTGTTACTTGTTTCTTCTCTTTCTGTATTCTTCTTACAAAAGCATAATAGATAATTTGTGTAAAGTAAGCAAAAGGATTGTTTGATTTTGTTGGATTAAAGTTATCCAAGTATTGTAAACAGTTCTCAATACCATCACTAATCATATCATCTCTAAATGTATAATTGATAAAGTTTGGTCTGTATGATAAGTGATTCGCAATCTTTAAAAAACAACTACCAATATAGTCTGTTACTGGTGGTTTAGGTTGTTTTTCTCTTTTGGCTTTGTTTACAGACTTTCTGTAAAGTTTCATTGCCTCTAAAAACTCTTTATTATTTACATAATGTTCTTTTCTTGTAGTTTTTCTCATAATATATAATATAACACCTTTCTATAAAAAAGTCAATGTTTTAAGATAATTAATCTTTAATTAATTCTACCTCTACAGCCTCCGCTTTGCCATACTCATCAAAGTTTTCATTGTAATGTTTCCAAATACGTTTTTCTAATTGTTTAGTCGTTCCTTTAAAAGGATATACATTTTGACAATATTTTTTAGGATTATCACTATTATATGTTGCTTTTATTATCCATTCACTTTTTTTCATATCAGCATTGACTTTTTTTTAATTTTATGTATAATGGAGCGTGTAGCGGGGAATTGAGGAATAGAGCTATAGTATTATTAATGGATAGTAGATTCCTCATCATCATCAAGTTCTTCAAATATATCATTTAGTTTTTCATTTTGTTTGTCTGAAAGTCTTTCACTTTTATAATTTTCATTCCGAATTGAAACGGGAGTTTTTTCATAACTGCTAGCAACATTCATATAACTACTTGCCATTTCACTAGTAGCATTTGTAATTGTCATAATTTTATCTTTTGGAATAGTAACTATTATATCTGAAGTATAGGCACACCATTTAATTAATGCCACATAATCTTTAAATCCAGTCATTGTCATTTGTGGTACATACTTAATTAATAAGGGTTTAGTTAAACGCATTAGATTATGCGAATCAGGTAATTGTTCTTTACCTGTAGGAATAAGTGCTACAACATCTTCACCATTGATCATTTTAACTATCTTTATATTAGTTGGTGGTTGGTGCATATTACTTTAACTCCACGTTATGGATTTCATAATTAAAGTCTTCTTCATTGTATATATTTATTCTTTCTCTAAAGTGTGCAAGTGTGTAATTTTCTTTATCATTATGCTTTAAATCATCTGATATATCATATAAAGTAGCACTTGAATTGTTATCTTTTAATCGAAGTCCACGACCTATAGATTGTAGATTTCTAATCCTAGATTTTGAAGGACTAGCAAAAACAATGTTGTGTAAGTTCCTAATATTAATACCAGTAGAAAAAGTGCCGTAACTAGCAATAATAATTGCACCTTCAGATTTTTCTGTAATAAAACGAATCTTTTCACGCTCTTCGGCCTCAACACCTCCATAAACGAAGAAAACTTTTTTATCATCAGCTTTATCCTCTATTAATTTTTTAAGTAGCATTCCGTGTTTTTCAACGTACTGAAATAGACATAATGTATTACCTGGTAAAGATAAACACAGATTACGAATATATTTATTTCGTTTTTCGTTAGAAACAATAAAGTCCATTTCTTCTTGGTATGTTTTATCTTTTAAGAAATCTCTAGCAATTTTATCGTGTTGTAATATTAAACAGAATATTTTTAAGTCAGCAAGTTGTTTCTTTTCTTGTAGTTCACTTGTAGATACAACTTTATTTACACTACCAAATAAACCCTCTAATACTAACTTATGAGTTTTTGTACCATCTAAAGTACCTGTGAGACCAATTCTATATTTACATTTTTCTAACTTATTCATTATCTTACTTAATGAAACTGCTTTAAATAGATGTGCTTCATCACCAATCACCATACCAAATTGTTGAAACCATTTTTTGGGTAGATTATAGATTGATTGCCAAGTAGATATAATAACTCTTTTGTTTGTTTCTTTTTCGTGTCCTTGATATATTCTATGTACATTACGATCACTATTATAACCGTAATCTTTAAAATCTTTAAACAACTGTTCTACTAATGATGTTGTTGGCACAATAATTAATATCTTATCTTGTTTAGTATCTTTTAATCTAATTAAATTGTAGATTAACATTAAGTATATGATAAGAGATTTACCAGAGGCAGTAGGAGAAAGTAATAAACACCTACTCTTTTTTAATGAGTGTATAAATGCTTCTTTTTGATAATCTCTAACTTCTATTTTAGGTATTTTAAGTGCTTTGATAAATCTATTTACTTCGTCATCATTTACTTTGACATCTTTTATTTTAGTACCGTCAACAACTTGTACATCATTTTTCTTACACCAATCTATAATGTAAGGATATAAACCTGCATAGATTTGACCTGTTGCATAACTGAATAATCTAATTTTACCATCCCACACTCTACTACGATATTGTGGCATAAACTTAAAACCTGGTACTTCAAACGTAAAGTATTCTCCAAGTTCTCTACGAATATCAGCGTCCGCTTCTATTTTAAGATAAACTTCGTTTTTTTTATCTATGATGAGATATCGTGTGGTGGTCATTTTTAGATAGCGCCACTAGTAAACTTTCTCCAGTCAATAGCATTTTTTATTGTAAAAGTTCTATTTGATACTTGTCTAATAGTTCTATCTAAAAAGTCAACAACTGTTTCCAAGTATTTAACTTTTTGAGTTGCCTTTTGTATTTCTTCATCTGCCTCAATATACTTGTCAACATCTTGTTTTAATATTTTTAGATTGAAAGGTTTTAATTGATAAACAGCAGGATCAGCTTTACCTGTATAGTATTCCCACTTTTCTCTTTTGATTGTTCTATATTCATCTTCAGCACGTGTTAATAACAACTTAAACTTTGTTAAGTGTTTCATATACTTGTTGTGAAGTTGAGGTGTTTTTAAAGACTCTAAATCTAATTCAGTATCATTAATTTTTAAGTCTTTGTCTGCTAGTTCTTGTAATTGTTCTAAATCCATAATATCTCCATTATATCACAAAACTCTCAAAAAATCAAGTTTATGATGTAGTTATACTTGTTCGTCCTGCGTTTGTACTTGCAAAGTCGTATAGTTTGTAATCAAAGGTTACAGTTGCGGTTAAGTAATCTGTATCACCTGCTTGTTGTGTATATTGTAGACCTGATAGTGATATAGGAAACACATCTCTAAATCTTACATCTACAACGGCATTATTTTTGCTTGTTAATATTGATAGTGTTGCGTCTGAAAAAACACCACCTTGATTAGGAGCAGCAAACTTTGATCGTCCTGCGTCACCTAATACACTATTTTTTGAAGTAGGAAATCTATCTACACCTGCGTCTAATAGTGTTTTAAATTCTTCGTATCCACCTGGAAAACCTAGTCCTCTTAACCAACCGTGTATCTCTTGGTAGTTTTCTAAATTTTCATCAACTAAAAATGTCATAGTTAATCTATCATAAGATAACTTCTCACCAGGCAAAGGTATATCTCTAAATGGTGTAGGTTGTGTGTAGTTGTCTGATAATGATACACCTGGCAGATTTACTGCTGTACAAAAGTATTCTACTTTAGGAAGTTTAAGAATGTTAAATTTAAACTTTGTAGGATCAGCGTAATCTACTTTTGTAGGTTGTCTATTGTAACTATTTGTAGTAGTCATAATACTATTTATATACTATTTAGGAAGTGTTCCTGACTCACCAAGTTTCTTAATGGCCTCACCTATTGTACTAATACTTATATCATCTTTTTTACAAGGTTTTTCTTCAGTTGATACTTGATATTCTTCGCATACAGGCAAGTCTTTTGTATCTATTTCTTCTACTTCACAGGCACTTACCCAAGTAAAGAAAAACAACATTGCTAAAACAATGATGAATATGTAGAGATATTGCATTAATATTTTTTTCATAGTGGTATTTAGGGCTTAAAAAAAGGGCGACTTTTTAGGGCCGCCCTTTTTAATTTGGTTAAACAACCAACCTTACATTATGTTTGTAACTTGTACTCTTTGGTAGTATCTGTTTGAATCTGCGTTACCTGAATTGTTAACAGCAGAAACAGCACCAGAAGCAGCACCTGTTTCAGCAAATGGGTTTGCAACTAGACCGTATCTAGTTTTGAAACCGATTTTCGGTTGGAAAGTGTCCTGACCAACTGCTCTCACCATTTGTAGTGGAACATATGGACAGTAGAATATACCAGCGTCATAAGGTGAAGTACCTTTGTAACCAACTACGTAGTATTGTTTCGCAGCCGAGTTCGCTGAATATGGATCAATGTACACTTTGTATCTTCCGTTTAATGTACCAGCA